CTCTTTATTCTGATACAGATAGAAAGATTAAAGATGTAGAAGAAAGACTTAACACAAGACTACAGAGAGCGTTAGACAATCCACTAGCAAACTAAGGAGATAATATGGCTAAGAAGAAAAAAGGTAAAGGCAAAGGCGGCTACGGAAGAAAAGGTTATTAATGGGAGCTCCAGTAAAATCAGGAGATAATCCAAGAAGAGCAGCGTTCTTACAACGTATGGGTGCAGCAGCAGGACCTCAATATAAGAATGGTAAAAAGACACCATTATTAAAATCTTTAAATGCTTGGGGAGCTTCTAGTAAAGCTGATGCAATAAAAAAAGGCAAGGCAATAAGTAAAAGAAATGCCGCTAAAAAGAAAAGGAAATAAAATGGCACTTACTAAAAGACAACAAAATGCAATGACTAGACATAAAGAACATCATACTGCTAAACATATGAAAGAAATGAGAAAACTAATGAATAGCGGTAAGACGTTTACAGAGTCACATAAGATAGCTATGAAACGAGTGGGGCGTTGATTAATGGAAGAAAAACTTAATCGTATGCAATTACAATTAGACAAACACTCTGGACAAATAGCAAAGCTGTTTAGTAAGATTGATGACACTAATTTATGTATACAAAAAATTAACACTTCCTTACTTCAGATTAAATGGGGTGTCTTTGGTGCATTTGCTTGGTACATTATAGGACAAGTAGGAATTATAGAAGCATTGAGGTTAACAATATGATAGCATTTCTAACTAATGTAGCACCAATAGCACTAGGTTTTGTAGCTAAGTTGTTTGCATTAAAAAGTCAAGCAGCAGCAGAAAACCAAAAGCTAATGATACAATCGTTGCAAGTGCGTAACGATTCTATTAATATGGCTAGAGACAGGGCAGACAAAGAGAGTCCAATGGCTGCACTTAATAGGCGAGTAATCATATTTGTAATACTAGCACTAATTATATTTACACAAGTAGCACCAGTATGGTTTGATGTGCCTACAGTAATACCTACAATAACAGAAGGCTTTAGTTTCTTTGGTATTCAGTTTACACCAGACGTAGTGGAGTACATAGAAATACAAGCTGGTTCAGTATTAAAGATGGATGAAATCTTTGGCTGGGCTACAATGATAATAGAGTTCTATTTTGGAGCTCAGTTAGCAAAAGGAAAGTAAATGACTTATAAAGAAATTATTAACAGCGTTTTAAGGAGACTAAGAGAGGATACTATAGACTCTGATTGGTCAGGTAACTTATATGATTCTGTAACTATCTCAGATTATCAGAAGTTAATTGGGGAGTTAGTTAATGATTCTAAAAAGAATGTAGAGTCTTATCACGATTGGAATGCCTTAAGAGAAACATTTAATATTAAAACACAATCAGGAAATATGCAATATACTTTAGGCGATGCTACTAAAGGTGCAGGCGTGTCTTTTAAAGTATTAGACGTTATATGCCAAGATACAGGTCAAGTATTAGAACAAGTTCCTAATGATTGGATTAACGAGCAAGTGTTTCCTTTAAGTAGCAATCAAAGTGGAAAACCTACTTATTATGCTTTTAATGGTATTTCACAAGCAGGTACAGATAGAGAGCCTGACTTTAATATTGATTTATTTCCAGTTCCTGATTCTGTGCAAACAATTTCAGTTAATATTGTAGGTGCTCAAAAAGAATTAAAAACAGCATCACAAGTATTAAGAGTTCCTTCACAGCCTGTAATTCTTGGGGCTTGGGCTAGAGCTATAGCAGAAAGAGGTGAAGACGGAGGAAGTATATCTAGTGCTGTTGCAGCAGAAGCTAGAGATTCTTTAAACATTGCAGTTCAATTAGATGCTGGCAATATGGAATATGAAAGGGATTGGGTAGTAGTATAATATGGCACTAGAATCTAAGCAAATTAATGCTGTACCTTTAGATACTATTGGTATTAATGGTATAGATACGCAGACAACACCAACTGCTCTAACACCTAATTGGTTTACTAAAGCAGACAATGTTGTTTATACAGAAGGCGGTAAAGTTACATTCCGTAAAGGATTGAAGCAAGGCACATTAACTGGTGGTGCTAAGATAGGTTCTATAACAGAACATTATAATGGCACAACAAATAAAATATTTGCTGGTGTCGGCACTAATATGTATATTGTTGATTTGTCTGATAAAGATAATGCTTGGACAGGGTCTTTTGCTACAGGTGCGGCTTCTTCTGATTGGCAGTTTACAAACTTTAATACTCATTTATATGCTGCTCAGTTCGATGAAGACCCATTATATTATGATAATTCATCTTGGGCTAAATTAAAAGATACAAGTGGTTATCAAGCACCTACAGGTGTAACTACATTTGACCCTAGCTGTATGTTAGGTTTTTATGGCAGAGTATGGGCTGGAGGCATTACTGAAGAAGATGATGTCTTATACTATTCTAAATTATTAGATGGACATAAGTGGGGTGCTGATGGAGGCTTTATAGACTTAAAGTCTGTATGGGGTCAAGATACTATTGTAGCTATACACTCTTTTGCGGGTAAGTTAGTTATATTTGGTAAAGAAAATATTGCTATTTATAACAGTCCTGACATAATAGGAAACATAGCTTTAGACGAGGTTATTAGAGGAATAGGATGTGTATCTAGGGACTCTATACAATCTATTGGAGATGACTTATATTTCTTGTCTGATACTGGTGTTAGGTCTTTATTTAGAACTACACAATTAGACAAACTACCTCTAACAGAAAAGTCTATAACAATTAAAGACGAACTAATATCTAATATTAATAGTAGCACAAATGTTAAGTCAGCGTTTATGCTAAATGAAGGTCTTTATATTTTATCTTTTGTAGATAAGAATGTTACATATGTCTTTGACACTACATATAAGACGGAGAAAGAGACACCAAGAATAACTAAGTGGGACTTTGCAGACAGTAGAGAGCCTGCTAGTATGGCGTATACAGAAACATACGGGCTTTTAGTAGGACAGCAAGCAGGAAGAGTTGCTACTTATGAAGGTTATTATGATGTAGATTATAGTGGCTCTAGCGTTTATACTTATAATAGCTATACAGTTTCTTTTTCTACGGTATGGATTGATTTAGGAGAAGGCGTACAATCATCTATTCTTAAAAGATTAGTTATGCTTGTATCAGGAGGTCAAGGAACAGATGTAGGTATTAGGTTGTATAAAGACTTTGAAATGACACCTAAAATATCACCGACATTTAAACTTAATCCTACACTAAGCGGTGAGCCATCATACTGGGGAGCTACATTTTCTAAGTATGGACCACTTACTGGACATACGCATAATTCAGCGACACATCCAGCAGCTTCTAAATATGCTCCAATACACGGATTTAAAGAGCGTTCTATACCATTAGCAGGTAGTGCTAAGTACATAAGATTAGAGTGGGACGGAGTAACTAAAGGTTACAAAGCATCATTACAATCATTATCATTATTATTTAAACAAGGTAAAATATTATGAGTAATTATACAATAGCGGTAGGTTGGTCTGGAAAAGATGCCTTAGCAGACACAGACCCCGGAAAAGTTATCTCAGGTGCTGACTTTAATACTGAATTTACAGCAGTAAGAACAGCACTTAATTCTAAGGCAGATGCAAATGGTAGTTCATCAGAGAACTTTACTGTTAATGGCTTAACGGCTACTACAGGCACGATTGGTGGTGAGGAGATAGTTACCCTAGCTACGCCACAAACGTTTACTAAAGCTCATCCTACGGCTTCTGAGACTATAACACTAGCGTCAGCACAGACAGCTAACTTACTTAACTCTAATGTGTTTATAGTTAGTGTACAAGGTAATCACGCACTAAATGTCTCTAATATGACATCAGGTGTAGAGGCTTCTTTTTTAATTAAAAATACTGGTGCTTACGATGTAGCATTTAGTACAGACTTCTCATTTATTGGTGGTCATAATCCTACAATAACATCAGGTAACGGTAAAGTAGATTTAGTTAGATGTGTCTCAGATGGCACTAAAATGTATTGTAATATAGCACAAAACTTNNGTTTCTTTGGTACAAGCTGGGATTTAAGTAATAGTTTTAATTCTCCTTTCGTAGGTAATCAAATAGTGGGTGGTAATTTATCTACAGAAATAACACCAAGACCCGGAAGCGAAGGACCTACTGATACAGCGTCTTTTATAAATACTTGGGGAGCTCCTACTGGATACGCAGGACAAACACAACAACAGGGCGGTATGTTTAATCCTTATCAAGCTACTGGTGGTGGTTTTTATAATCCTTATCAGTTTGGTCAAGTACAATATGGTCCTCAATATGGTGGTGGTCAAGAGATGCCTTGGTGGATGAATTATAATGTTAATAATCCTTTTATGCCTACACAGCCATCAACACCTAGCGTACAACCAGAGCAACAAGCACCTAGAGGACCACAAGGTACTGGACCTAACGGTAAAGACCTAACTTATGATGAGACTATAAAGTATTTTGGTCTGTATGATGGAGCAGAAAATGCTTTTGCAGCAGGAGATTCACAAGCAGCATATAGACAAGACCATATGCAATGGAGAAGCGGTACAGGTGCTTGGGAAGGAAAAGGTAAAAAAGAAGGAGAATCAGATTTAGATTATCCGGGTCGTACTACATCAGACGGTGATGTTATTATGGGTGATAGACAAAAATTAGCTTCTTGGTCAGGTATGTTAGGGGAAATACCTGATAATTTAAAGGCTTTATTTTCAGGACTTCAAGATAACGGGGCACTAGATGCTAAACCAGCTATTGGTGGTGGTAGTGGCACTACACAAATTCCACCTATGCTTCAGGCAGGTCAAACCCAACCTTTTGGTCCTAGTACAATTCA